AGGTGCATTTGGGTACGAAACACGCGAGAACAGCTGCGGGATACGTCAATTCCTGACTTTTTGAAGTGGATTCCTGATGGAATTATGGGTTCTTTTCTTAAAACTGAGTACAAATTTGTCATAAAAGTAGGCGAAGTTGAGTGCGAAGTGCTGTTTCGGGGGCTAGATGACGCCAATGATGTGCGTAGATTGCTCTCATTACAGGCTAGTTTTATAATTTTTGACGAATTTAGGGAGATCCACCCCGATATTTATAACGCTGCACAAGGTCGTGTAGGCCGGTATCCAGACAAAATGATGAACGGAGTGGGCTGTAAAACAGACGATGGACGGCCAAATGCGCACTTATGGGGCATGACAAACCCCCCAGATATGGATACTTTTTGGGAAGATTTGCTTACAGAACCCCCAGAAAACGTTCATGTTACGATACAGCCAAGCGGTCTTGCTCCAGAGGCTGATTGGACTCAGTTTCTACCAGATGACTATTATGACAATCTTTCCCAAGGAAAGACTGAGGACTGGATCGACGTCTACATCAATGCTCAATTCGGGAGGTCTTTGTCCGGTCTTCCTGTATTTCGGTCGTTTGACCGTACGGTGCATGTTAGCAAGAGTACAATCAAGCCAATGTTCTCCGATGACCCATTGATCGTAGGCGTCGATGCAGGACTGACCCCCGCCGCTGTTGTAGGCCAGGTTGCCTACGACGGACGGCTTATAATCTACGATGCGAAAATATCCGACGGCATGGGGGCGTTGAGGTTTGTGCGGGAAGTCGTGAAACCTTTGCTCGTTAACAAATTCCCTGGGCGCAGGGCGGTAGTTGTGATCGACCCTGCTGCGTTTCAGCGTGTCCAGACGGACGAGAGAACCGTTGCTGACATATGGAGAGCCGAGGGCTTTATGGTCAAGCCTGCAAGGACGAACGCTGTAGCTGCAAGGATAACGGCAGTCGATAATTTTCTTACAAGAATAGTCGACGGGAAGTACGGAGTTGTGATCGACCCCGACGATGCTGTGCCCTTGATACAAGCACTCGCAGGTAAGTACCGTTACAAAATAAACACAAAAGGGGTTAGGGACGAGAAGCCAGAAAAGTCTCATCCCTGGTCAGATGTCGTCGATGCTTTTCAATATTTGTGTCTACACGCAGATGGCGGCGAAGTCTTTGGTAGTATGGCCGAAGTTAATGATAGACGAGAAGTTGTGAGAGTCTCGTCACATGGATGGACGTAATCTGTTGACGCGTTAACAGTTTAAAGCTATTGTGTGTATATAAACGCATATGTGAGATTTCTATAAATGGCATACGGTTCCGCACTTATACCTGTGGCGAGTGCCTCTGATTTAGAGGCAGCTGCGCAAAGAAGTTCTGCTGAGAAGCAAGCAACTCCAATGATACAAGGGTTGGCATCACATACCCGCCACCGTTGGGAAGTTATGCGCGACCACAAGCGGATGGATATTGAGGACCGGCTTACTAAGTGCGTACGCGCAAGGGATATGTCCTATGAACCTGATAAACTGGCTGAGATCCGAGAGCAGGGCGGCTCCGAGATTTTTATGGGTATTGTGTCTACTAAGTGTCGTACCGCTACTGCATGGTTGCGCGATACACTTTTAGGGTCTGGCATGGATAAACCTTGGTCGATCAGCCCGACACCGATACCTGAAGTGACACCTGATGTGGCTATGGGTATGCAGAATATTATGCAGCAGAACCTTATGCAGTACTACGCAGAGGGAAACCAGATGCTGTCTGACTTAGAGTTAAAACAACTTGCGTCTGACATGAAAGATACGGCGCTGCGTGCGATGAAGCATGATGCCGAGAAACGCGTTGACCGTATGGAGCAGAAGATGGAGGACCAGCTTGTTGAGGGCGGGTACACCAAAGCTCTATTTGAATTTACCAACGACATAGCAACATTTCCGTTCGCTGTTATGAAAGGGCCGACACCACGAAAACGTAAAACCTTGAAGTATGTAGAGGGCGGTCTAGCTGCTATTGACGTACTCAGAGACGAGTGGGAACGTGTAGATCCTTATAAGTTCTACTGGTCCCCTTGGGGTGATGACATACAGAACATGCCAGTTATTGAGGTACATCATCTTACACGAGAAGATGTTGAAGGTATGTTGGGCGTAGAAGGGTACGATGAAGACTCTCTACGCTCTATACTTGCTGATTTTGGCTCTACTGGCTTTGATTGGTTAGAACATGAAAGCAGTGAAATAGAAGCCGTTACAGACAAAGATTTTGACGACGCAGGAAGCGACGTTATTGCGGCAATTCAGTTATGGGATACCGTCCCTGGCAAACTCCTTATAGAGTGGGGTATGTCTGAGGACGAGGTTGAGGACCCTCATAAATCTTACCCGTGCGAAGTTTGGATGGTCGATGACGTCGTTATTCGTGCAGTTTTAAATTACGACCCTCTTGGTCGTAAACCGTATTACCTCACATCTTTCGAGAAAGTTCCTGGCAAAGTAGACGGGAACGGGGTAGCCGACCTTTGTATGGACGCTCAAAACATGTGTAACGCTGCTGCTCGGGCGTTAGCTAACAATATGGGCATCTCCTCGGGTCCACAGGTCGGCGTAAACGTGAGCCGATTACCAAGTGGTGAAGACATTACTCAGATGTACCCTTGGAAGATCTGGCAGTTTAAGCAATCCGAGTATGGCGACCAATCTGCGCCACTACAGTTTTTTCAACCAAATTCCAACGCAGCCGAGCTTATGGGTGTGTTCGACAAGTTTATGACCCTTGCCGATGAGGTATCAGGCATACCGCGTTATATGACGGGGCAGCATGTTCCAGGAGCAGGACGCACGTCTTCGGGTCTGTCTATGCTGATTTCCAATGCAGGTAAGAGCATAAAACAAGTTATAGGGAACATCGACTATGATGTTTTGACACCGATGCTAGAGCGTCAATACCAGAGGAACCTAAGATATTCAGATGACCCAGATCTTATCGGAGATATTCAAATACTTGCACGCGGCGCGATGTCGTTGGTCGTTAAGGAAGCTGAAGCTGTCCGTAAGAATGAGTTCCTCCGCCTTGTGCTGGAAAGTCCGGTGGCACAGCAGATTGTTGGGCCTGCGGGCACAGCCGAACTTATGCGCGACTTGGCGAGCAACCTTAACACTAATGTTGACCGTTTGGTCCCTAGTCGAGAAGATATTGAGAAACAGCAAGCGATTGCTGCGCAACAGCAACTAGCGATGCAACAGATGGCTGCGCAAGAAAGTGCTAATATCCAAGAGGACGGAACTCCAAAGGGCGGTAGAGAGTCCAATACGGTAAGTCCACGTCCAAATGGAGTTTAATGCGTGAACTTGTTGACACGTTAACACATATAAGTTAGTTTTATCATATGATCGACTTAAATAATGCCGAGATTCAGGCCGTTAAAGCCCTTTTGCGGCTGCGAGAGCCAGGAAACGAAGCACTACTAGGGTTGATTGAGGCGGAACTAGAAACCGCCAAGCAGAAGCTTGTTAAGGCAGTTGACATGGTACAAGTCCACCGACTGCAAGGACGAGCTGAAGCATTTGATGACTTGCTCAAGGCGGTTGAAGAGTCGCCTAGGCTTAATACAAACTGAAGCATACCATAACGGGAACAGCATACCCTCGGGACGCTATAAACAGAGTTGGTGCTTTAAGGAGAAAATATGGCATTACCAAGACAAGTGCAGGCACAGCTTGCTGAAGTGGAAGAACTAGAGAAAACGTTGACGGCCCAAAAAGAACCAAAAGAAAAGAAGGCTGAAAAGCCTGAAGAGACTGAGGTTCCAGAGGATACTGAGACAGAAGTACCGGTCGAAGCAGAAGAAGCAACTAAACTTGTTGAAGTGAAGTCAGCTGGCACGCCCCCGACGGACGTAGCGGACGATTTCAAGCAGAAGTACAATACTCTCAGGGGTAAGTATGATGCTGAAGTTCCTAGGTTGCATCAGCAACTCAAGGACTTGACCTCTAAGATTGAAGCCTTGGAAAAGGCTAATGTAGAGAAACCAAGTGAACCGACAAAGGCGAAGGAGAAAGTCAGTCTTGTAACCGATGCAGATCGAGCCGAGTTTGGTGAAGAACTGCTTGACGTTCAACGTCGTGTAGCGACAGAAGTTTCTCAAGGTTATGAGGATCGTCTGGAGAAGCAAGACGGGATTATCAAGAAACTGCAAGATCAACTTGCACAGACGGGTAATCAAGTTGGAAATTTGAGTTTTGAACAGAAATTAGTACAGCTAGTTCCTGATTTTGCTCAACTTGATAAGGATGAACGTTGGGTGGAGTGGTTAAACGAGTATGATCCCATGCTTAACGGACCACGTCGAGTAATTGCAAAGGGTGCTTACGAACAAGGCGATGCGGATACAGTCGCACATTATGTGAACCTGTGGAAACAAACTATCGCTCAACCGGAAGCTGATCCCCGAGCAGGACGCCAAGCAGAGCTAGAGAAGCAGGTTGCGCCAAATCGTTCCGCTAACTCCGTGGATACGAAAAAGGTCGGTAAAGAGGCTAAGATCTACTCAGAACGAGAGGTTAACGGCGCTTGGACCAAGATTCGTAACTTAAACACCAAGGGTTCGTATGACGAGGCGGCTAAACTTGAAGCTGATATAACTGCTGCCTACCTTGAAGGCCGTGTACGACAGTAAACGCGTTAACGAGTAAGCAGCTGTTAGTGACCAACAAACTAATAGGAGGCCCAAAATGGCTGCTGTATTTCCCGTCGTCGGTTCCGGCGCATTTGACACTACCCCGTCTTACTCAGGCGGTTTTATCCCACAACTATGGTCGAACAAGCTAAACGCTAAGTTCTACTCAAACACAATGATGACTGAAATTGCCAACACCGATTGGGAAGGCGAAATCAAAAATCAAGGCGATACAATTCGTATCCGTACTGCACCATCAATCACTATCAATGATTACGCAGGTGCCGGTACTACACTGACTTCTGAAGTTCCTGCTCCGATCTTCCAAGACATGCAGATCAACAAAGGTAAGTACTTCAGTGTTCAAGTAAACGACGTACTCGCACACCAAGCTGACATGGACTTGATGAACATGTTCACTGACGATGCTGCAAAACAGTTAAAAATCGAAATCGAGAACGAATGTTTCTTCGAGTGGTTTGTAACTACTGGCGCAGCTGCTGCAAACAAAGGTGCAACTGCCGGTGCAAAATCTGGTGCTTATAACTTAGGTACAGACACAGCGCCAGTGGATCAGGCAACTCCTGCAAATGTTCTAAACACAATACTTGCTATGGCTTCAGCCTTAGATGAGCAGAACGTTCCTGAAAGCGACCGTTGGTTGATTATGACACCTCGTGATCGTAACCTTCTAATGCAAACTGACATCGCGCAAGCGTACTTTACAGGCGATACTTCAAGCATCGTTCGTACAGGTAAGATCGGTCAACTAGATCGCTTTACTGTTTATGTGTCCAACCTACTGCCAAAAGGAGCAGCTGCTAAAGCTCTCGTTAACGGTCAGGCTGCAACATCAACAGGCGCTTCTTTAACTAACGCTAAAGCGCGTCGTACAATGATAGCAGGTCACAAAACTGCTGTTTCGTTTGCTTCTCAGATCAGCAAGACTGAGCCTCTACGAAATCAAACTGACTTTGGCGATATTGTTCGCGGTCTAGCGGTCTACGGGCGCAAGGTCGTAAAAAATGATGGCCTAGTCACAGCGATTGTTGGCTCCGCAAGCTAAACTTAACAGGGAGGGGGCAACCCCTCTCTTACCCCACCTGGCTAGGACACGCACTGCGACGGTGGGGTTTTAATAGAGGAGTGAAGCGATGGACGTTTACCAACTTGTAGAAAAGCTCGGCGGAGAGATCGTCAGCAATAAAGCAGTCGTCACGATAGACGGTGAAACCTTGGAAGTCGGCGGCATTATAAACAACGAATTTAAGCTAAACGAAGCAGGTGCAGAGTTAGCAGAAAAGCACAAAGCCCCAACAAAACGCACTAGAGCACGCGACAAAAACGGTAGGTTAAAGGGCGATGATCCTTCTACACCGGATGTGAACGAGGCTTGGACAGATGGCGACAGTTAAGGTCATAGACATAGTACGCCGAGTGGAGTTCGTTCTCCAAGATACTAATGTTCGTTGGCCTCGGCTCGAATTGCAGAACTGGATTAACGAAGCTTATATGGCGATTACCTTGCTACGACCTGATGCAAGCGCCAAAACAGGCACATTTGCTTGCGCCGCAGGTTCTAGACAGGTTCTAACGGCTCAGTTTGCTTCTGCTATCCGATTACTAGACGTCACCCGTAATCTTGCAACTACTTCTACTAAGAAAGTAGTTAGAGTGGTAAGTCGTAGTGTATTGGACGATCAGAAACCCACATGGCACTCAGAAACTGAGTCTGTGAACATACAGCACTACACTTATGATACTCGACAACCAAAAGAATTTTTTGTGTACCCTCCTGCGACAACAGCTGCGCGACTAGAAGTTGTTTACGCTGATATTCCTGGCACGCACGCTTTGTCGGAGTCAGATTTAAATCCTGCGGGTTCAAACACGGTTGTTATCTTACTAGACGACATTTACATGTCTCCAATTTTAGATTGGGTTTTGTACAGAGCTTACTCAAAAGACGCTGAATACGGCGCAAATGAAGCTCGTGCGGCTGCATCATACTCAGCTTTTAATTCTGCCCTTGGAGCAAAGACGCAAGTCGATGCAGCGGTTGCTCCTGTCGCAGTGGTTGGAGGAGCTTAATATGGCGGTTACATGGGATAGCTTTTACCCTTACATACAGCCTCACGTCCCAGGGTGTCCTGAGATTGTAATTCAATCGCACCTGCAAGAAGCAGCAGCCGAATATATAGGCCGAAGTGAATTGTGGCGGTTCGACATTGAAAATGATTTTACCAGTAAGAACACTCCTGATTACGATATTGATGTACCAAGGGGTGCAGTTCTTGAGAATATTTTAGTCCTTTATGTAGATGGACAAC